ATTTACGGCAGTAGGGCCGCAACAGCCATACGTCAGAGAGGTGCCGCATGAAAACCCGCATCGCCATAGCCTTGGCCACCTACCGCCTATACCGCAGTTGCAACCCGCGCCGCGTGGCTATATCAGCCGCTTGGAGCGCCATCAAAAGGGGCTAGCCCTCAATCAATCGAGATACACCATGAACGCAACAACTATCGAAGAACGGCAAGTGATGGATCTTGCGCCCACAGAACGCAGCAGCCAGCCGCTTGCGCGCCAGCAGATTAGTGGCGAGATTGCGGCGCAGTCGCCCATGGGCATGATGCTGGCCGCTATGAACCAAGGCGCCAGCCTGGAGCAGGTCGAAAAGATGATGGATTTGCAAGACCGCTGGGAGCGCAAGGAAGCAGAGAAGGCATACAACGCCGCGTTTGCTGCTTTCAAGGCCGAGGCGGTGCGGATCATCAAGGGCCGCAAGGTGACGGACGGGCCGCTTCGGGGAAAGGAGTACGCGGAACTACATGACGTGGTTGATGCCGTCACCCCTGCCCTGTCTCGCCACGGCCTCAGCACCGCATGGAAGCTGACCAAGGACGAACCGCAGTGGCTGGAGGTGACTTGCACACTCAAGCATGTGGGCGGGCATTCGGAATCGGTCAGCATGGGCGGNCCACCAGACGCCGGGGGCGCGAAGAATGCACTCCAAGCCCGGGCCAGCACCAAAAGTTATTTGGAAAGATATACGCTGAAAGCTATCTGCGGTGTTGCCGAGGGCGGCGACGACAGCGACGGCAACCCTCCCCCGGTAGCCGTGCCGCTTGATGTGCTAGCACCGGCCCGTGAAGCTGCGATGAAGGGATGGGCCGCACTGAGCGCGCACATCAAGGGCTTGTCGCCAGCCGACCGCGCTGCGCTGGAACCTGAGAGCTACGCACTCAAGAAGGCCGCGAAGGCCGCAGACGAAAAGGGCGCAGCATGAAAATGCTTTCCAGCTTTGAACAAGGAAGCCCCGAATGGAAGCAGGCCCGCGCTGGTAAGGTGACGGCCAGCCGCGCAAAGGATGCGCGTGACCGCCTCAAGTCTGGCGCAGCAAGTGGTAAGCAAATCGCCTACGCCTGCCAGGTGGCGCTGGAACGGGTAAGCCACCAGCCAGCAGATACCACCTTTGAGAACTGGCAGATGCGCGAAGGGCACATTCAGGAACCAATCGCACGCGCCGCCTACGAACGACGCACCGGCAATCTGGTGGACGAGGTAGGGGCCTTCGCCACTGACGACGACCTGTTCATGTATTCGCCCGATGGCGTGATTGATGACGATGGGCTGTTGGAAGTGAAGACGCTTTTCAGCCCTGAGCGAATCATGNCCATCGTCGGCAACGGGGACATGTCCGACTTCATAGACCAGTGCATGTTNGGCNTGTGGCTTACCGGGCGNCAGTGGATTGATCTTGTCGTCTGGGTTCCTNCGCTTGAGCACCTCAGCATTAAGCGAATCGACCGGGACGAAGACGCAATTGAAGCGCTGGAGGCTGACCTTTTGACCTTCGCAAAACTGGTGACGCAGTACGAAACCACCCTGCGCACCGCCATCCAATCAACAACTGAACCGGCCCTGGAGGCCGCATAAAACCATGGCAACCGTCAACAAAGTAATCATCATCGGCCACGTTGGCCGCGATCCAGAGTCCCGCACTTTCACCGATGGCGGCATGGTCACGAACATGGCCATCGCCACCAGCGAAACGTGGAAAGACAAACAGACCGGCGAGAAAAAAGAACTCACAGAATGGAACCGCGTGGTGGTGCACGGCAAGCTGGCCGAGATTTGCAGCCAGTACCTGCGCAAAGGCTCACTGGTGTACGTGGAGGGCTCATTGCGCACGCGCAAGTATCAAAAGGACGGCGTAGACCACTACGCCACCGAAATCCGCGCTGACCAAATGCGGATGCTCGACAAGCGCCCGGAAGGCCAACAAGGCGCCCCAAGCCAGAGCCAAGCCCCGCGCCCGCAGGCGGCTCCACGGCCCGCCCAGGCGGCGCCAGCGCCCGTGGGTTCAGCGGGTTCTGGCTTTGACGATATGGATGACGACATCCCGTTCTGACCCACCCAGTAACCCAACCCCCAAGCCCTCCCAGCGAGGGCTTTTTTACGACCGCATATGACCGACTACACCGACTTCGTAACGACAAAGCTGCGCGCCGTGCCTCCCGTCGGCATCACTCGCCCGGTTGATCTTGTTGATGGATTGTTCCCGCATCAGATTGATCTTGTGCGCTGGGCATTGCGCCGTGGCCGCGCCGCCATCTTTGCCGATACCGGGCTTGGCAAGACCCGTATGCAAGTGGCGTGGGCCGATGTGGTGCACCGTGAGACCGGCGGCGACCTGCTGATCTTGGCCCCGTTGGCAGTGGCGCAGCAGACGGTTGCGGAGGCCGCAGCGTGTGGCGTGACGATCACCCACGCCCACGACGCTAGCGAGATTCGCCCCGGCATCAACATCACCAATTACGACCGGCTGCACAAGTTCGATACGGATCGGTTTGTAGGGGTTGTTTTGGACGAATCGAGCGTCATCAAGCACCACAGCAGTAAGACATTGCAGGCGCTGCTTGAGGCATTCAGCCGCACCCCATATCGGCTGTGCGCCACCGCAACCCCGGCCCCGAATGATTGGACAGAGCTAGGCACACATGCGGAGTTCCTGGGCATCCGCTCGCGCGCCGAAATGCTGGCCGAGTTCTTTGTCCACGATGGCGGCGACACCCAGACATGGCGCGTGAAGGGACATGCGCGGCAAATCTTCTGGCGCTGGGTAGCTTCGTGGGGTGTGATGCTGCGCAGCCCTGCAGACCTTGGCCACGACGCATCGGCCTACAACCTGCCGCCTCTGACAAGTCACCAACACACAGTGGAGAGCGACCACAGCCAGGAGGAGACTGGCTTTCTGTTCGCCATGGAAGCTGCCGATCTGATGGAACGCAGGAATGCGCGCAAGGCCAGCTTGGCGGCGCGAGTGGCTGCGTGCGCAGAGATAGTTAACGACGACAGCGATGAGCCATGGGTTATCTGGTGCGATCTGAATGCCGAAGGCGACGCACTGCGCGCAGCCATCCCCGGATCGGTGGAAATCAGAGGCGCAGACACCGAGGAGGTGAAAGAACAACGGCTGATGGACTTCGCCGCAGGGCGCATCCGGGTACTCATCACGAAGGCTTCCATCACCGGATGGGGCCTGAACTGGCAGCACTGCCGCAACGTGGCATTCGTGGGCGTCACGGATTCCTGGGAGGCGTACTACCAGGCCGTGCGCCGCTGCTATCGCTTCGGGCAGAAGCGCGAGGTGCATGTGCACATCTTCGCCAGCGAGCAAGAGGGCTCAGTGGTGGCGAACCTCAAGCGCAAAGAGGCGGACGCAAAGGCGATGGGCGATGCGCTGGCATCCGAGGTCATCGACAGCGTGCGCGACGAACTGATGGGCCAAGGGCGTGAGAGCAACGACTACACGCCACGCAAGGCCATGAACCTACCCAACTTTTTGAGGCAAGCATGAACGTACTGAACCAAGCCAGCGGCGACAACTACACGGTATTCCATGGCGACTGTGTTGACGTGCTGAAAGGCATTCCAGATGCCACGATCGACTACAGCATCTTTTCCCCGCCATTTGCCAGCCTCTACACCTACAGCAACAGCCCGCGCGACATGGGCAACGTGCGCAATGATGCGGAGTTCTTCGAGCACTTCGCATTCCTGATCGCCGAGCTGCGCCGGGTGATGAAACCAGGGCACAACGTCAGCTTTCATTGCATGCTGATGCCCACCAGCAAAGAGCGGGACGGCTACATCGGCCTAAAAGACTTCCGTGGCGACCTGATCCGTGCATTTCAGGCCCATGGGTTCATCTACGCCAGCGAGGTATGCATCTGGAAAGACCCGGTGACCTCCATGCAGCGCACTAAGGCCCTGGGCCTGCTGCACAAGACAGTGCGAACCAACGCATGCATGAGCCGCCAGGGCATCCCTGATTACCTTGTGACCATGCGCGCACCAGGAGAGATGGTGGACAAGGTGACACACGATCCAGAGCAGTACCCAGTGAGCAAGTGGCAGCAAGTCGCAAGCCCGGTCTGGATGGATATTGACCCATCCGACACCCTGCAATACCGCAGCGCCCGAGAGCACGACGACGAGCGCCACATATGCCCGCTGCAACTTGAGGTGATTCGGCGCGGCATTGATCTTTGGACGATGCCCGGTGATGTGGTGCTGTCTCCGTTTACCGGCATCGGCTCTGAGGGATTTGTGGCCGTGGAGATGGGGCGCAAGTTCGTCGGGGCCGAGTTGAAGCAATCCTATTTCGAGCAGGCCGCACGGAACCTTGCAGCAGCAGAGCAAGANNAGACNCAAGACCTNTTCGAGATCGCCTAACCNACCCAGCCACCCGCCGAGGTGGCTTTTTTACGCCATGACCTTCACATCCAAAACATCCCATGAAACCATCGGACAGATCCGGGCCATGTGTGGCCGTGGCATGTCCGGGCGGCAGATTGCCCGCGATCTGAACATGCCATCCACCACCGTCGCGAAGATCATCCGCGATGCCATGATGGCAATTCCAAAGACGCGATCACCGGCAAAGCAGAAAGCCGCAACTGTCAGCCTGAAGCACGCGAAAGCCGACTACAGCCGCGTGAAGATCACGCGAATCCCTTTACCCAAAGCGCCGCCGCACATCGTCTGCAATGNGTCTGTGCGCGAGCGGTATGTGCCCAGCGAACTGAGCTACCGGGGGCGGCAATGAGAAAGACAAGCGCCTACGCCCGCCGCCGCAGACATGCCGACCCGCTGGCATCCCTGCGCCTGCTAGACCGCGCCCGGCCATTTGATGCTGGCGACACCACAGAGCAGCACATCAAAACCCGCGCAGCGTTTGAGCGGCTGGCAGACGGCACGGCAGACAACGACGACTTCGACCGCGTGGCGATGGCCTTGAATCTCGCCAAAGTCAGGGCGCTGGAGATTGACCGCGCATTGGCTGACCTGCTCGAAGTCGGGCAAGACGCCATGACAGCCGTCAGAAAGCGCCATGACAAGTGGGCGAAGTGGGAAGTGCTGCCATCAGAGCGCACGGCCATTGTCGAAGCATTGGACGCACACGAAGCAATCACCGACGCCAGCAGCCCATTGCAGATGCACGAGGCGATGGATGTGGTGCGGCGCAGTGTGCTGAAGAACATGAGGACAGCATGACACCCCACCCTTTGACCTTGCCGCAGGGAATGCGCTATGATGGGCGCGTCTCGAAAGAGATGGTGCTTGAAAACACCGTAGTCAACCGGTCAAACCGCCCCGATAGTGCGGTTTTGTCATGCCCGAATTCCGTACCGAGTTTTGGGCAGGATGGGGAAAGCGGTAACGCCTCCCGCACCACGTTGACTGGTGTTTTCAACATCCTGCCCACCCTGCGCTTGAAAACGCCGGGTGACTTGAAAGTCTCGTCAACGGAGCAAGCCATGACCGCACAAGTCGCAACCATCAGCGCAACCCCAGACCTCGAAATCATCGAGGGCCAGATCACCACCACCAGCCAGCAAATCGCAGCGCACTTTGGCAAGCGCCATGCAGACGTGATTCGGGCCATTCGCAAGCTGGAATCACCCGAAGATTTCAACGAGCGCAATTTTGCGCTGGTTGAATTTACCGACGCCAAGGGCGAAAAACGCCCCGCCTACCGCATCACCCGCGACGGCTTCACGCTGCTGGCCATGGGCTTCACTGGCAAGGAGGCGATGCAGTGGAAGCTGGCCTACCTGGCAGCCTTCAACAAGATGGAGCAGGAACTGCTGGCCCGCAACATGAGCCAAACAGCATCCGCCATCGGCTGCGACTACATCACCACCGCGCAAAAGCAAGACCTCAAAGAGCTGGTTAACGCCATCGTTGCCACTGGCAAGCAAACCTACGGGGAAACCTGGGCGCGTTTGCAGAGCAAGTTCCGCGTGAACAAATACGAGTTCCTGCCAGCATCCAAGTTTGACGATGCGCGTGAATACCTGCTCG